GGTTCAAAATCTAAACCTACATCAGTTTCAACAGGCATATTTGAATCAAAAATATCTTCAACTATATCTATGACTTCCTCTGGTGCATCAATATTATAAGCAACGAACATTTCTACACTCGTTATCGTTTGCTCGACAATGGTACTGATAACATTATACAAAACCCGAACGGAAACATCGTCGAACATGGGTCCGATAGCAAGATTTATATCTCTACCGCCTACTTCTATAATGACAGATGTAATACTTCCTGCAAAGTCAAAGCCACCCTCATATGATTTATAACCACTATTCGTGCCACTAGCACTTAAAATATCTGTACCACTAAATACATTTGTAGTTCCGTTCTTTCCTGTAATATGCATATAGATAGAATCTTGAGCATCTTGTTTTTCTACCTTGATTGTATAATTAGTTCTGCCACCATGAGTTATATTGAGATCAGAAACATTTACAGTTTGAATAAATGTCGTTCCCATTCCAGAAACTCCCATTGTACTTGTTCCATTACCACTTCCTGTAATCATAGCGCATTTATCAGTTCCTAATTGACCACAAGTATTTCCGCTAGGCATAGATGCGGGTCCTTGACCTCCCCAATCTATATCCATATCGCCTTCATATTTTGAAGTTACAAAATCGTTATTACCGTCTAATAAATCGTTAGAATCTTGATTTGAAACTGTTGTTGTTGTCGTAGTTGTAGTTGTTTCGGTTGTAGTGAGTATTCCGTCTGCTTGAAATTCAATAGTTTCTATGCTTGATTCTTCAATGATTTGTTCAATCGTAGGAGTACATAGTCCTATCGTATCTATTGTACATTCAATAGCTCTACTAGAAAATGATAGGCATACCAATATACATAGCCATGCCGACAATAACAAATTTTTCAAAATCATTTAAATCCCTTACGGTTTCTTCTTTTTCTTCTATTCTAGCTTCTGTAATATTCTGAAATATTAAGCTACCTTCCGGTATGTCATCTAAATTTGACTCCCAACCTTTTCGAGCATCTTCCCCTATGCTTGCATTGTAAGGGCAGTATGTGCCTGCATTCCACATTGCGTCAAAAACTCGACTGTCAGCACAAAGAGTTGATATAGCCGCCACCTTCATGCCCATAGCGTAAAGTGAGCGTGATAGCTTTAGTCGTTCGCAATTTTCGTCTCTTACTGTCATGCCTGAACTAATACCTAAAATTTGGGTCTGCACTGCGCCAGCGACAGCAGTTTTACATACATCAGAATTATTTACTACGACGCTTGGCGAATTCGCTGTGGGAGGAGTACTATTTGTAACTACGGTTGATGATACTGTATTCGTTTCCGCTAATGCGGAATTCATCATACTATTTAGAAAAAAAACTATTATTGCAGCTAATATTGTGCCTATAATAAAAGGTTTCCACATTCAATTTAGAGTTTATCCATTTCTGCTTTTACTTTAGCCCATGTGATTTCACTATGAGGATTTGTTGATGAAACAATAGCATTTTCGCCTTCTACTCCTGTATTCCATTTTATATTATTATTAAAATCATCTTCAGAAGTAATATCGCCCTCAACTGTGCATTGAACTCCTGATTTAAGAGTTTCTATGGCACTAAAGAATTTATCTATATTTGTCATGCTAGTATCTCTATCGCTGTCATTTCTGATGTTTGATAACTGTTAGCAGCCGAATATCCAGAATTAATTTTAAAAGTTTGACCACCATTTATTCTTTTTGCTTGAAATTTATAAGTCACTTGTGAAGTTGTTGAAATGGCAGTGTCATAAAAAATAAAAGAATAATTTCCAGCCATCCAGTTTCCATAGTTACTTACTAAAGTAATTTCTTTTAAATCTGTACTATCTCTAACTAATTTAAGAACAGAGGCAGTTTCATAAGATGAGTGATTATCCATACCAGTACTAATACTACAGTTTATTAAAACATTTGAATTGGTTGCACTTGGAGTAAAATTAAAAGTAAATCCAGATAAATCTACATAACTATCTGAAGTGCTTGATAAAGCTGTCGATGTTGATGTTTGCACTACTTGCCCAACTTTACCACCACCAGCACCAGAAATTGTGCCTGTGAATGCAAAATCATCTGCTAAGTTTATTCCTCTTGATCTAACTTTTACTAATGTCATCTATTACTCTTTCGGATATTTATCTTTAATTGGTTTTATAAAATTTGTTTTCCATGCCGTTATACCATTATGATATATATAATCTAATTGTTCTTCCCATGAGCCATATTCTGTTTTCCTATTTACATCTGCTTTTGCATTATTTTCAAGTTTAGTAGCTTCAGTATCAAGAGCATTTAGTTCATCATCAGTTGGTTTTGCTTTATCTTTTGCGTTCCATTCTTTAATGTATGGATTTGAAACTCCGTCTGTATAATCATCTTGTAATAATACCTCTGTTTCGAAATCAGGAGTTCTTCCTAAATATGCTATAATTTTATTTGATAAATTATCCATTATGCAATCCTAAATCCATAAAAGGCTGTTCCATTACCACCAATAAAACTAGCAGAACTAACATTATTTTGATTTACTGAAACATAAACATAATCGCCTACATCTAAATATTTAAGTCCTGTTGCAACTTTAGTATCATAAGTTCCACTTGTATTCATTTCGCCATAACCAATATTTTCTGTTGTTCCTGCAGATGTATCATACCATTGTATTTGTACTTTTTCTTTGCCACTTGTAGGATCATCAGCATATCTACTAATAGCAGTAACGACATACCAACCAGCACCACCACTTGGTATTGTTATTCTTCCGTCTGATGTTAAAGTGCTTGTTATTCCTGTTGCTGTAGTAACAACATTGAAAAGAATTGTGGTTGCAGTATTTTGAGCAACTGATTGACCAGAACTTCTTGATGCTGACCAGTAATGAGTAATTCCTCCTGCATCAGCAAAAGATAAATTACCTGATCCGTCAGTTTTTAAAAATTTATCTGCACTTGGTGCAGTAGTTGGAAAAGTTAAAGTATAAGATTGACTTGCACTATGCGCAGGACTTTTTAATTTTATTCCGTGGCTGTTCTGCGAACAATTAAGTTGTAAAGTTCCGTCAGTAGTTCCGTCGCCTTTTATTTGTAATCCTGCAGCACTTGAAGTTGAAACAAAATTAGTTTTTGCGTTAGTGACTGTTGAATCGCTTGGAGTGCCAATATCTAAAACATTTCCTAATGCTAAAACAAAGTCGATTGAGTCTGATGATGCTAAGGTGCTAGAAAATGTAAGAGTTGAGCCACTTACAGTATATGAACTACCAGCTTTTTGGATTGAACCATTTAAACTGACTAATAAATGATTCGCAGATTCTGGAACAAAAGCTACTGAATCTAATGTTAAACTATAACTTGCTGTAGCACTTGCTGTAAGTGCATCGAGCATTGAATAAGCACCAGTTTGAGGTTCTTTGCCAATATAACTCATTTAAGTACCTCTGTTGGAAATGTATATGCTTTGACTTTATCGACTGTATCAAGTCCGTTTGTAGCATCTCTTAATTGTTGTCTATATGTTTTCATTTCGTCACTCATCGTTAAATCACTACTAGCTGTCCAATCTGTTTTTTGCAATAATGAATTTCTTATACTTCTTAGTGATAATAGTTCTCTTTCAAGTTCGGAGGGTAATTCAGAAATATCTTTATTTTTTTGATCTATTTCATCATCTGTTAAATCTACTAAAACTCCGTCTAAATATTTTTTCATTCTTTAATTCCATATAAGCTAACTTGACCAGCAGTTAAATTAGCACTTCCTGTTGTGTATAAACTTATAATATCACAAGTTTGTGTGTTTGGATTCATAAAACCTTTCACATCAAATCTATTTGCACCTGTTCCAACTCTATTTCCAATATGAACACACGCTTTATTAGGAGTGTTGTTTACTAAATCATACAAAGTAATTTCGCCAGACATTTCTTGACTAGCGGCACTATTTTCGTGATGTCCACCGAATTGATATCCTGTATCTGATGTACCACTAACACCAGCAAAACTTGTAGATTCATAAGATTGTGCCATACCACCTTTTTGATAATTACCACTTGTCAATAATGAACCACTTGCACCGATTCTTAATGCTATATTATCAGTAGCAGAAAGTTTTAAACCTCTGTAATAAATTTTATAAACTTTATAAGTGCTATTAATATAAGAGGAACCAAAATCAACACTTGCTACTGCTGATGATATTGTTGTTGTTATTAATTTAACAAAATCAGATGCGATGCCTGTCAAGTTAGCTCCTGAAATTGCAGGAAGTGTCCCTGTAAGATCAGCAGCATCTAAATTTGTTAAGTTACTTCCATTTAATGCAGGAAAAGTACCAGATGTAATTTTAGTAGCTGGTAGATCAGGTATATCAGTTGCTGAAAGTGGTAAAGGGGTAGGTGCTTGTCCGATATAAGCCATTCTTTACTCCTATGTAATCTCTAATATACTTAATGTTGCATCTATCTTTGCAGAAACTGAACAATCAATTTTTATTATATCAGTTGTTTGAACTACTACTTTTCCGCCTGTCAATAATTCTAATGAACTTCCTGCAGGTATGCTTACATCTTTAGCTACAAAAACTGTTTCATTCGTTTCAGTATCGCTTGTATCAGAAACTAATTGAACACTAGCAGTAACAGATGTTGTATGAATATTGCAAAGAACTAAACCAATTACTACTGTTGTTGTTGCTGACGGTACTGTGTATAAAGTTAGCGGAGTTCCTGCACTGGCTGGCATAGCTCCGTTTGTCTTTACCTTAAAAGTATTAGCCATGTTTTACTCCTATCCTAACGCAATCGCTAATGGCAAAGCATTTGGGTCAGTTTCGGAAATAGTTCCTGTTACCGACATTGTGCTTGTCAAAGCATTACTTGAAATATTTAATTGTAGAATTTCAACATTATCTGTTCCGTCATTCATTTTTAATTTTAGTACTCCGCTTGTTGCTGTGTCAACCCAGAGCGTGCCTGCGGTAGCTGAACCCGGTGCTGAAGTTCCACTATGTGAAGAATTAATCGCCGATAATATGTTGTTTAATTCCGTGCGGAACGCACTGAATCCCTGGTTATCTAAACTTACATCACTTACTTGTGCCATATCTAATCTATATCCTTTTCTGTTTAACTTTGCAACCCATAACCTTTGGCAATGTAATCAAATGTACGATCAACTGCGGAACCAGAGGAATTTGTGAACGCAATACTAAAACCATTAACAGTTTTTGATGAAATTGTAAATGTATCTCCTGTCGCCATATTTTGAGCTGCAATACCTATGGCAGGAACTGCATAGAACGGATTTGTGTATGTTATCGTTCTTGTTCCTGATGAAGTTGTTAAATCGTTTTGTGCAAATGTTCTTTCTTCCATATTTAATTTAATAGACATAGTTTTTACATTACTAGATGTTTGATCATCATCATTAGTAAGTTTTAATCTAAATTTTGCAAATTTAAATTTAAATGTAGCTGATTGTGTAATATCTACAAAGGTTGTACAATTAGCAAGACTTGAAGTTGATGTTGCAATTTGAACTCTATGAAAAGCGTGTATTTGTTCAGTACCGTCAAACGGTGCTTTAGCTGAGTCAAAAAATAATGCTCCTCTACCACTATCAAACAAATCATATGGATTTTCTGCATCTAATGTTATTGTTGGCTCAATATTTCCGTCATAGATTTGAGCTAATGATAAACTGTTAGTAAAATTGTAAAAACCTTTTGCATCTCTGTTTGAATTATTGAAATTAGGATTTGAAGTTGTATCAGTTCCTCCTAACTCAAAATCGCCGCTAGCACTATCGAAGTTTCCGACAGTATCATCAAAATTTGTAACAGTATCTAA